CCGGCCTGGAAGCGCGGCCGCCGGTGCCGGGGCCGCCGGGCGAACATGGGCTCGACGGCATCAACGGCAAGGACGGCGCCGACGGGCTCGGCTTCGACGACCTGACGGCGAGCTTCGACGGCGAGCGCACGCTCGTCTTGCGCTGGACGCGCGGCGACCAGGTCAAATCGCTCCCGGTCGAGCTCCCGATCCCGCGCTATCAAGGCGCCTACGCGAGCGCGCGGTCGTATCGGCCGGGCGACGTCGTGTCGTACGACGGGTCGGCCTGGCATTGCGAAGTCCTGACCAGCTCGCGCCCAGGCGACGGCTCGCGCGCCTGGCAACTCATGGTCAAGCACGGCCGCGACTTGCGCGCGGCGACGGTGGGGTCGTAGTGGCCGGTCTGCTCACGCTCGACGTCGCCAAGCAACAACTGCGCATTACGGACACGTACCACGACGCCGACGTGCAGCAGAAAGCCGACGTCGCGTCGGCCTGGGTGCTCGGGTATCTGGCCGCCAAAGCCGACCCGGCCTGGACCGCGGCGACGCTGCCGCCGGAAGTCCAACAGGCCATGCTGATTCTGTTGACGTTCCTGTACGAGCCGATCGGCCGCGGCGACGCGCTGCCCGACCCGGTCGACCCGACGCAACAGGAGCAACCCTTCGCGACGATCGCATCACTGCTGGCGCAACGGCGCGAGTCGGCCATCGCATGATTGGCGACTATCGGCACGTCGTGACGCTCGACACGGCCGGCGACCCGGAGCTCGACGACGCCGGCGGGTACACCGAGCCGCCGGTGCCGCTCACGCCGGCGACCTGGCATTGCTCGATTCAGGCGGCGACCGCGCGCGATTTGGAGCGCGTCGGGGGCGGCCAGGTGAGCGCGACGGCGACGCATATTTTGCGCGGCCGGTATCACGCGCAGCTCACCGAAGCCGCGCGGATTCATTTCGGCGACCGCACCTTCGACGTCGAAAGCGTGCACGACCGCGACGAGCGGCGGATCGAGCTGGAAGTCGTGGCGCGCGAGCGGCTCGTGCGGCCGGTGGCGACGCCGCAACGGTGAGCCATGCCGATTACCTTGCACGGCGTGAGCGAGCTCAAAGACGCGTTGCGCAACCTGCCGGTGGAGCTCCGCGACGACGCGCAAGGGATCGTCGAGTCGCACGCCGACGCCGCGGCCGCGGCCGTGCGTGCGGCGTATCCGGTCGGGCCGTCGCGCTTTTTCAAGAAGCTGGCGTACCGGTATCCCGGCGGCAATCTGAAAAAGGGCGTGACGGTCGACAAGGCCGCCGGGTCGCCCTTCGGGACGATCGTGCGGGTCAAGAGTACGGCCAAGCACGCGTGGCTCTTTGAAAACGGGTCCGAGCTTCGCCATACCGACGCCGGCATCAACCGCGGCCGCATGCCGGCCGGCAAGGTCATGGTGCCGATCGTCATCCGCGAGCGGCGTGCGATGTACGACGACCTGGCCGCCATGATCGAGCAACACGGCCTGACGGTGCGGCGTGGCTGATACGGGCGACGTCGACGCCGCCATGCTGGCCGCCGTGAAAACCGACACGGTACTCATGGCGCTCTGCCCGGCCGGCGTGTTTTACAGCGTCGCGCCGCAAGGGGTCGAAAAGTTTGTGATTGTCGACCGGCTCGCGCACGTCGACGATCGCGAGCTCTTTGGCGGGACGAACAGCGAAACCTTTGTGTATTTGGTCAAGGCGGTACTGCCGGGCAGCGCGGCGACCGTCGCGCGCGCCGCGGCCGCGCGGATTCGGGCGCGGTTGGACGGCGGCGTGCTGGAGCTCGTCGACTACGTGCTCATGCGGCCGGTCGACGAAGTCGAAAGCGTGCGGATTGTGGAAGTGGACGATCAGAATCTTGATCGACGTGTGCAACATTGGGGCGGCCATTACGAAGTGACAGTGCAACGACTGAGGTAACCAACCATGCGGTACCACGGCAAAACGGGCTCGGTGAAGATCGGCGGCGCGGTGGCCGCGTCGCTCAACAAGTGGTCACTCAACGCCGCCACCGACAAAGCCGACGTGACGGCGTTTGGCGACTCAAATAAGCAATACGTCGTCGGCTTGAAGGATCTCAAAGGGGCGCTCGCCGGCTGGTTTGACGACACCGACGACAAGCTCTTCGACGCCGCCGACGCCGGCACGCCGATCGACCTGGAACTATTCCCGGTCAGCACACTCACCGGCTTGAGCTGGAAAGGGCCGGCGTACCTGGACGCGTCGATCGACGTCCCGGCCAACGGCGGCATTTCGGTGTCGGGCGATTTCGTCGCCGCCGGCAACTGGACGCGCACGTTTCCGGCCGTGATTGCCGCCACCGGCGCGACCGCCGGCACGCCGGGCACGTTCACGCCGGCCGGCGCGCAAGCTCCCGCCAACATTACGGCCATGACCGGCATCACGGCGACGCCGAATACCGCCTGGACGACGGGCCAGTATGTCGCGACGGCCGACGCCGGGCATTGCCATTGGTCGGGGACGGCCTGGGTCGCCGGCCCGGCGTAGGGCGCCGGTGTCCGTCGTCACCGGCGTCTCGGCGCGTGTGTTGTGGGGGTACCGGCGCGCGGCCGTGGTCGGCAAGTGGACCATCACGGTCGACGCGCCGGCGCCCGACGAGCCGCCGCGGCCAGTCGTGCGCGTGCTGGTCGGCGAGCTGCTCGACCATGACCCGGTCGCGCTCACGCAACATCCGTTGGAGCTCGTCGCGCCAGTCGCCAACCGGCCGCCCGAACGGTGGCCGACCTGGCCGGTGCTGTCACTCGTGCACAACGGGCGCGAGCTCCGCGCCGAGCTCGGCCCAAAACAGGGAGCGGTGATTCATGTCGCGGTTCGTCCGACCTGAGACAGATAAGCTCGATTTGACCGACGGCGACTGGTTGCTCGTGAAACGCCGGCTCACGGCCGGCGAAGAGCGGCGCGCGTTTGCGCGGCACGTCAAGGTCATGCGCCGCGGCGAGCCGGCCGAAATCGATCCCGAAGCCGTCGGCTTAGGGCTCATGACGCAATACCTGCTCGACTGGTCGCTCACCGACGACCGCGGCCAGGTCGTCGTCATCCGCGACCAGCCGACCAGTGTGGTCGAAGCCGCGCTCAACGCGCTCGACCCGGCGAGCTTCCGCGAAATCAACGACGCGCTCGGCGCGCACGTCGAGCGGCAAATTGCCGCGCTCGACGCCGAAAAAAAAAGCCGGGGTACCGGGAGCAGATTGTCAGTGATCTCCGGCTCTGCCGGGTCATGAGCTGGACGTACGACGAGCTGCTCGCGCTCCCGGCCGACGTGTACGACGTGCTGGTAAGTACACTCAACGACGACGCGCGCGCCGCCGAGCGCGACCGCGAGTAATCCCATGGCCGCATTGACCGCCAATTTCGAAGCCGATTTCTCCAAGTTTAACGACGCCGTGCAACAAGCCGTCGTCGAGCTCGACGGCTTCGAAAAGGGCGCCGCCAAAGCCGAAGCCGCGCTCGACCGCATGGCGTCGCGCTTCAGCGGGGAGAAAGTCATTCAGGACGCGACGCTCATGGCCGAAGCCATTGAGCGGCTCGGCGGCGTGTCGACGCTCACCGAAGCCGAGCTCGCGCGGGTCGGCAAGACGGCCAACGAAGCCGTCGACAAAATGACCGCGCTCGGGCTCGACGTCCCGAAAAACCTGCAATCCCTGGCCGACGCGACACGTGGCGCGAGCCAGGAAACCGAGTCCCTCGGCGTGTCGGTCGCCAACCTGGCGGCGTCGTATATCACGGCCGAAGTCGCCATCCGGCTCGTCGAAGGCGCGTACCACGCGCTCGTCGACGCGACGAAAGCCGTGATCGCGTCGGCATCCGACGCCGAAGAAACCGACGCCGCGTTGCTCGCCGCGCTGCAAGCGCAAGGCACGGCCGTGCCGTCGGTCGTCGCCGCCTACGACCAGTACGCGCATACGTTGCAGGACGTGACCCGGTACTCGGCCGGCGCCGTGAAGGAAACCGAGCGCATCCTGGCGCAAATCGGCGGCGTGATGCCGCGCGACATGGCGCGCGCGACGAAAGCGACGGCCGACCTGGCGACGGTGCTCCATATCGACCTGAGCGCGGCGGCGACCATGGTCGCCAAAGCCGCGGAAGGGCAAACCACGTCGCTCAAGAAAGCCGGGATCGTCATCAAAGAAACGAGCGACGGCGCCGCCGATTTCGGCGACGTGCTCACGCAACTGGAAGCGAAAATCGGCGGCGCCGCGGAAGCCGCCGGCACGACGTTCTCGGGCGAGCTCGACAAACTGTCCAACGCCTGGGACAACGTGCTCGAAGCGACCGGCCGGGTCATCACCAACAACGCGACCGCGCGCCGGCTCATGGAAGGGCTCACCGACATCGTCGAGGGGAACACGACCGAGCTCAACGGCAACGCGACGGCCAACGAGCGCGTGTCCGAAGCCGTGATCTTCGTCGCCAGGGGGCTCGTGCTCGCCGCCGACGGGCTCGACGTGCTGCAACATTCATTGCAAGCGACGCGCGTGTTGCTCGACTCGTTTGCCGGCGCCGCGCTGTTTGTGTACGAAGGCTTGCAGAAAATCGAGCTCGCGACGCAAAAGCCGCTCGCCTGGGCCGGAAGCGACGAAGCCGCGCAACGCGTCCGCGAAGCCGGCGCCGCCATGCAATGGGCAAGCGACAAGCTCGACGCGCTCAACGGCGACATCAACGCATCCCGCGCGACGTCGGCGGCGTGGCATGACACGATCGAAGGGCTCAAAGGCGAGCTGTCGACCCTGGCCGATAGCCTGGACGCGACGCGCGGTCAGACGGTCGCCCTGACGACCGCCCAAGCCGAATCCACTGACGTCTGGGAGCGGCAGACGGGCGCGATCGACGCGCAAACCATGGCGGCGCAAGAGCACGCCAAAGCCATGGAAGGGCTGAGCGGCAAGTACGTGAAGATTGGGACCGACGTGACGGCGCTCGCCAAGGCGACGGAAGATGCCGCCATGAAACAGGTCGCCGCCATGAACGCGGTGACGCCGGCGGTGGATGCGACCGACGACGCGCTCTTGCAGTTTACCGACGAAGTGACGGTGAGCGCGGAAGCGGCGACGGACGCCATTGCCACGATGGGCGGCACGTTCGACGCGACGGCGCATAGCTTCGCGGATCTCACGGACGCCGCCCGGTCGTTGACGCAAGAGTGGATCAACTACGCGTACCTGTCGCCGGGATCGGTCCCGCGCGGGACGCTCGGCCAAAGCTTCTTTGTCGATCCCTCGACCGGCACCATTCAGCCGCGCGCCGCCGGTGGGCCGGTGGCGGCCGGCACGCCGTACATGGTCGGCGAGCAAGGACCGGAGCTCTTCGTGCCGGGCAGCTCGGGCGCGATTGTGCCGGCCGGCGCCGGCGGCGCGACGGTCAACATTGCGCCGGGCGCGTTTGTGCTCAATTACCCGATCGTCAACAACCCGGCCGCGCTCGACCAGCTCGCGCGGACGGTCGGTGACGCGCTCATGACGAAATTGACGCGCGCCGGCGTACGCCTATGACGCCAGGCGACCCGACGCCGTTGAGCATTACCGGCGCCGACCCGGCCGTCACCGGCGCCCGGTCCGGCCAGGCGCGCGCCGGCGCCAGTCGGTCGGCGTACACGATTGCCGCCGCGGCGCCGCCGGTCCTGACGTCAATTTCACCGACGAGCAAGACGGTCGGCGACCCGACGTTTACCCTGACGGCGACCGGGAGCAATTTCGACACCGGCGCCGTGCTCCTGTTTGGCGGCACGTCGCTCGTGACGACGCGCGTGTCGTCGACGTCACTGACGGCGCCGGTCACCGTGGCGGCGACGGGATCGGGCGGCACGATCAATGTCGTCGTGCGCAACGGCTCCGGCGTCGTGAGCGCGGCGAAACCCTTCACGCTCAACGCGCCGGCGCCGCCGGTGCTCACGACGATTTCACCGGCGAGCAAGACGGTCGGCGACCCGACGTTTACCCTGACGGCGACCGGGAGCAATTTCGACACCGGCGCCGTGCTCCTGTTTGGCGGCACG